CTTCGAGTGGGGTAACACTTTGCTCCTCGGGAGCAGCGACTCCTTCACTCACGGTGAAATCTGCTTTACACAAGACAGGTGCAGCGCAAAAGTAATGCAGCGAAAAATCTTCACCAGCCGCCACATACACATCAGCCGATACACCATACTCCTGTTGGACTGTGCCACTCGCTGCATAAAAAGATACTGAATGACGAGATCTCAAAAAGGGTATATATTGCTTAAACAATATAGAATTTCTATTTACGAATCCAACAACAGGACGCATCATTGTATATGCAAAACGTTGTGGTGAATAATAAGGGTGTTCGAACTCTATACCATTCTTAAGTTGGGTAAAAGCTATCTCTGCGCCACAATAATGACTCGTGGACAATGGATCGGTGTACATAGCTTGTTGCTTTGCGTCTTGAGTTGCAGCTATTGCTCCAATCGGGTTAGATACAGTTGTGGTAGCAAACAAGACATCTGTGCTGGGTGCATTCGGACGACGAGATACCATTACACTAGCCCCACTGCTCTCCGTTAATACTGGCCCACGTACTATATACTTATAACGAATATTACCACGATAAGCAGCAAAGCCACTCCTATAGTAATTCAAATAAGTATTACGCACATAATTGAAGGATCCATTAACATCTGTGTTTCCCATCGGCAAGTTTGGGTTAACCACTGGTATAGTGCCAACTCCTGTTGGTGTACCCACAGAAACACCTGGCCACATAGGTACATGCGGATGATCCAATCTAAACCCCACATTGCTGGAAGATTGAGCGGACAGATTGTAACGTCTATACAAACAATAACGTTTTAAAAGTGCTCGTAAAGAAACCACTTGTTCACCAAAGTAAACTAAGTTCTCATTGGAAACATCCGGTATATCGTCATTATTGCCATTCAAAATAACGTCTTTATGCTGAGTAATAGGTTGACTCTCACCCTTAACCATATAATCGGCCCCTCCTTCATCAGCCTGACCAACATAAGTAGTTAATGCTTCACCAGAATATGCAACCCGTATTGGTTGGGCAAAAGGCGATGAGAATTCCAAATCGGCTTCGTCACTTGGCACTGCTACTTGAAAATCATCACCAGCAGACACAAACACGTTAATGGTACAATCGGCCGTACCTATAGGCACAGCAAGTCGTGTGAATACATATAGTGATAGAATACCATTGGAACAATCAAGCGACTCTGCTGGAAAAGCTACTGCACCTTTGCCTGCTATTTGCCCAGTACCATGCATCAATTGCCATGGATTGTTTTGAGCGTACCTCACCTTAAACGTATAATCGACACACTCAGACAAATCTATAATATGTTGAAAAGTTGATGCTGTATCTGGAAGTGTATTCCCAACTGCAGCTCTACTAGGTGAATACACAACAGCCAACCTGCCTTTATGCATTTGAGAAGCAACAATTTGAATTCGATAATGTAATGTACCCCTCCAATACTGAAAAGGTAAAGTAGCCCACGACAGTGCAGTATGAAATCGTATAGGATTCACCGTTCCAACTACACTTTCTGGACACGCACCTGGGTGTACAATGATATGTGCCAAATTAACAGATGGATTCTCAGACTGTGCCCAAGGTACCTGCAACACAAGTGATTCTCTCTTCATTATATGTGCAAAAGACATTTCATCCACATTTTGTAAACCAACCACTCTAGGGTCTACTGTTATCTCCTGTTTAGGATCTAAAGTCAATTTGAGTGCTGTATCTTCTCCTGTTGTTATGGCCAATGGACCAAACACTCTCTGATTGACAAATAATGGACGCTCCACAACCAATGGTCGCGAATACCCAAACAATGACGCAATGTTAGCAAACGCGCCTGCTGCCATTTTAGTTGCTGTCGCATAAGGACCTATAATTGGAACACTAGAAAGTTTACCAGCAAAACGACTTAATGCTGTTGCGGGCACTGATAATGTACCTTTCGTATACTCATCTTTACGTCCCTTAGGAGTTCCAGATCCAGCCCGCGTTGCCATAGCTTCACCAACATACGCATTAGCAGCTGTAGGTACTGTAAGTATAGGATCTTTAAGCCAGCCTACAGCACTCACGGATATGGGTAACGTTCCAGCTGATGCACTCAACAGTGGATTCATAACCCAAACAACTACTCTACCCAATTGCGATGGTTGGGATGGTGAATTAGCGATCATGGATAAGTAGTTAGCAGGCCAGAAAAAAGGGATATCCAAACGCGATACGGCATTATTACGTGGATTAATAAAAATGCCTGGGTATTGTGACCAATGAGTTTTAAGGCCTAGTTGTGATGCATTCAAAGTTCCACAATTTGTCACACCCTTTGCATTGTTGGTGGGTATCATATTTTGAAATGGGACCATAAAATTAGGACCAGGAATATATGATGCGTATAATTGACCGTAAAGAAAAGGACTCGCATTAATGCGCATTTCCACCACTATGCCACTACAACGCAAGTTGCGAAAGTTGTCAATTTTTCGAGAAAAAGCACCCTGTAAAAGTATATCCCACACATCTAAAGTCACAAAATTCGTATTTGTTGCTGGATTAGATACCAAATTACTACCAGGTGTCCAAATCATAGGAAACTCAGTTAATCGACGTGGACGCTCTAAAAAACGAGCTAAAGAATTCACATCTTGTAAATCCTCTTTACCACGAGTCTGGTCACCTGGTTCAGACATATCTAAAAATTGTACAGGCTGATTATCCATAAAGGTCACAGTTTGCACAATCTCATCCGATGATTTCGCCCCTACCTCGCCGATCATTACCGATGACTCATCAGCTTGACCATGGTATTTAAAACTTTCCATGTAAGGAATTTCCTCAGTCAAAGCCGCTATTCTGCCCATTAAAATGCCATATTCTACGTCGTTCATCTCCGCTACCAAACCGACATTATCTCTAAGGCGATTCAAAACAGCTAACTCCTTTCTAAGTGTAGCTCGTGTTTCTGGCGCTTTCTCTTCAATGAGTGCGGGCAGTTTTGCAAGCATGGCTCTACGCCTGTGCCTTGGCAATGTTCGCAACACTGAGAACGCGTCATACTCGTCTTTTGTGAGGACACACTCTTCCACTTCAAAGCAAAGGTCCTCCAAGTTTTGCCTAATGTTATTTTTAATTTCTTGATTTTCTTGGTTATATTTATTTTCTTCATACATATTCTGTAATTATTAATTTGATAGTTTTATTAGAGGATGGCCTACCATCATAGGGTCTAATGGGGGCTATAACCCGATTGTTTGCTTGGACAGACAAACACCAATGGATCGTCGAACCGTTAAAAGCGCCGACTAAACTTTAAGCTCTTGTAAAATTTGTTCATAAGACAATAATTGCTGATTATTTAAATAAAATCTAACTTTATATTTATCCACTAACATATTTAAAAATTCATTTCTCTCTTTAAAAATTTCCCGGCCATAAAAGAAATATTCCCGGTTAACGCTTTGTAATACTGCAGCTAGTTGTTCTTGTACTGATATCGTTTTAGACATTGTCCACACTGTGAGACTCTTATATAAACTCTCTTCCAAAAGTGGTGCACTATATCTCTCAAGATCATCATTATACACAAATCTTCTTTTAAGGAAAGTTATATCATTAATATCTGTTAACCCCTTAGATAACGATTTCTTATCATCCGTCGTATATATGATACCAGCTTCTCCCAATGCACTTTGGATCGATGCATGCGTCAACATTGGATAATTTGCACTTATTGAACCACAGTTATCATCCCCATAAGTAACTAAAGAAACAATCTGGGAAAAATTTGTGATATCAAAAGGAACTTTATGTAAACTTAATATCCGAACACATGCCAAACGTATGTAAATACTGTTGACTAACGAATTTATAATTGTTGTCAAGACATGTCCAGAGGGATTAGATCCAAAACACCTTATAAGTGTACCAAAAAGGTCCATTGTCGGGTGAATTGTGTCTGCAACCACACCATACACAACCCTCAAATTGTCATCATTCCAACCTGCTTCTCTAAAAAGGTTAATAATGACTCTAAAAGCTGCTAACAT